CCTTTCGGGCGAAAGTAGTAGCGCACATTACCACTGGCGAAGCGGCCAGAGGCGTTGAGGTGCTTCAGCTTGACGGAGTAAACAGCGTGTCGCATGTATTTCCCCCGATCTCGCCGCCAATGTATGGCAAGGCAAACAAGGCATCGTCTAGCTCGCCGCGCAACCACACTCTCATTCCGCACAAATCACGAGGTGGCGGCAGAAAACCTTCGCGCACCATCTTGTCGAAATGCCCCGCCGATATGGCGCAATGCTTTGCCGCATGTTCACGCCGAAGGGCGGCTGGCTCGGTCACCGGAGCTTTATGGGTGCGAGCGACGGCCATCACTTCCCACTTTCTGCTTTTGCAACTTCATGGAACACGAGGCGCTTGGCATCTTCCAACCAAGTCGAGGTGAAGCTTCTGGACTCTTGGATACCGTGCAGCGACATCGAGGAATCGCGGCAAATTATCAGAAAATCGAGCTCTCTATCAGAGTTGCCTTTTGCGGCCAGCATCGCTTGGGTTGAAGCGGCCAACAAGTCGCGGTCGATATAGGTTAGATCAAACTTCTCTTGATGCACCTCAACCAATGCTTGGCCGGTGAAAGAGATGGTAAATTCACGGTCTGCGGGAAGCCGCACCTTCGGGTCGCAGATCACACGGAATAGGTCCAGCAGATTGTGGTCTTTATCCGCCAGCAGGCTGGCCACGTTCCGATGCATGTCTTCGTTGGCGAGCTGCATGTTGGAAAATCGCTGAAAGCTCTCGACTGCACGGGCTGGCTTGTCAGTTGCCATGCGCGCGATCAGCAGCTTCGCAAAGTATTCGTGATCAACGTCGCGGGCGCTCGGGCCGCGCCCGCCAACTGGCAGAATCTTTGCTGCCTTCAAGTTTCGATCAAAGACAGTGAGGCTTTTCTCGTCCACGCGGGCGAGTAGCGCGAAGATGTTTACGAATGGACCTGGCTTCATGCCATAGGTGTAACTAACGAATGGCGGTGCAGTCAAGCCCATTTGTGCGTTTTGCAGATCATGACGAGGGTTCACCGCACGACCAGCTCTCTCAGCTCCAGAAACTTGCTGCGCAGGGCGTCGATGGTGCCCACCATTGCGCCACGAAGGCGGCGTTGCTCTGATGTAGCAAAAGAGGTGTTTTCCATGGCATCGCGCATGAGCAACAAGGCATCGACATTATTGCCCAAGAACGCGGTGCACTCAAAGATTGCGTCCAGGTGGTCTTCGACCTGCTCGGGCGGAAGGGTCGCAACGGCACCGCGCAGGTTCAACGGGTTCTTGGGTTTGTTGCCGGTCATTGCATTGTTCCTCTGCTGTGTTATGATCTGTAGGGATCAGTATACAGATTGATCCGAAGGGATCAAGAGGCAACATGACCAGCAATCAACTTCGCGCGGCTCGCTCGCTAATTGGATGGTCGCAGGCGAAAGTTGCCGAAAAGGCCGGATTGTCGATTCCGACAGTGAAGCGTGCAGAGGGGCAAGGCGCGGTAAGTGCGTCAGCCGATGCTGTTGCCGCCATTCGCGCCGCGCTGGAAGCCGCTGGCGTGGTGTTCTTGCCCGAAAATGGGGGGGGTGCAGGGGTCCGATTGAAGGAAAGGGATAGCTGAAATGAATTTTAGAGATTGGGACAAGCGCCCCAATGGCGATCTCGTGGTTTATCCCGTTATTGGCTGGAGCACCGTCACTGCCATGAAGGGTATGGCGGGGGTCGTGCGTCTCGAATATTCGACCGATCCGAGCATGAAGCAACAGGCCGCAGCGCAGTTGATACTTACAATGCCCCAAGTTCGCGAGCTAAGCGAAGCACTGGCGAATCTTGCAGATACGCTCGAAAAGCAACTTGCGGCGGACCAGCCGATTGGCCCAAGAAATTAGAATTCCGACTCGCCCAATGGATAGGGGCGAGGGTATCGCCTCCCCTCGCCCTTCAGGGCGCCGCGCACGTTAGGAGCCGTGCCGCGCCCTCTCGCCGTTTGCCCACGCGCGAGTAACGGGGGTGCTTTCGGCGCATCAAGGAATACCGAGGCACACCCTGCCCTGTCTCATGCGGCCTTGTCGCCTTCGCCCCAGTTGACCAGGGTAAGCGCTGCATTCAGCGCGGCGGGGTCGATACCCGCCGCCTTGGCCTCGGCCATTGCCGCGATGATGGTTGAAAGCGCGCGCGCTCTGCCGCCCACGTCATAAGCCTGCACCGGGCGCATCACGTCGATCTGCACATCAGTCCCGAGTTTCGCGGTCGCCTCTTCTGCCAACAACGCGGCGATCGGCTGCAAGGTCCAGCCTGCGAGGTGGCGCTGTGCCTCGCGCACGATCGGGCCGGTGGCAGCGCGATTGGCAAGGCCGGGCAGAACGCCGAAGGCCATGCAAACCGCCTCGCGCGCCGCTGCAAGGCTTTCCGCCGTCATGGTCCTGGACAGGTCGGGCGAAAGCTGATCGGGCGATTTGCCAAGGTTCGGGTTCATGCCCGCCGCGGTCGATTGTGCCACGCCTTCGATGACCAGAGTCGAGCCGCGGCGGCCCCGGAACGCGGCGCGCATCGTGGCCATGTCATCGGCAGAGCTTTCAGGCAGCGGCACGATCAGGCTGCCCAGAGGCGCGTCGCGGTAAACGTCGCGCAGCGCGGTTTCGACCTCTTGCAGAAGTGAAGCCGACAGGGCGGCGCGGCGGAGCGGCGCACTGCCTGACCAGGGCGCAACGGGGTGCGCGCCGATCCGCAGATGCAGCACCTCAGCCGCAAGCGCGGTTTCAGAGCGTGCGCCGCCCGCTTCGGATATCGACAGGCGGTAGGCGCGCGGAATGCCGTTGCGGGTGCTCAAATCCCAATCGGAACACGGCACCAGCCCTTGGTCGGTGATCAGCATCACCGCCTCGCCCCGCAACGCCGCCGCGCGCGCAGAAGCGCCATGCCGCGCCGGTCCAGAAGATCGGTGCCCTGCACATCGGCCAGCGCAAAGCAGCCTTCCCAGAGCGACACGCAGCTTTGCACCGTCGCGGTCAGCTCGGCCAGCCCCTGCATGCCGGTGATGTAGCCTTCACGCGCCGCCATCACCGCCGCCGTGTAGCCCGTTCCCGAAGACCGCTTTTCGACCTCGGGCGCGATCCAGCGTTTCAGCCATCCGAACATATCAGAGCCTCCAGCGGTTAAGGTGATGCGGCACAACCTGGCGCGCCGCCGTCGCATCCAGCGTCCAGCTTCGCGCCTCGATCTGCGCATCAGGATATGCCGGGCGCGTCACGATGCTGATTTCCTCCAGCAGCGCCACATGCACCTCGCGCCGGATCACATTGCCTTCGCGCTTGACCAGCTCGGCACCCGGTCCCGGCGCGATGCGAAACCCTGGCGAAAGCCCTACAGTCAGCCCGGCGCGGATGCCCGCCAACAGATCGGCAACGTAGTTTGCCTTGCTGATCACCGGCCCGAGTCGCGCTTCGACAATCAGCGCATCCTCGGTGTCGCGCAAATCGAGCGTGCCAGAACCGAAGGACGCCAGCGGCTTGGTAAAGTCATGCCCCGCCAACAGCACGATGTTTCGGTCACGGTGATCTGCACGCTGCGCGAAAGCATGCGGGGCGAAGACCTCGCGCAGTTCGGGCGAGCCGTTGCCCGCCTCGCGCAGCACGGTTTCCTTGCCATAGGGAAAGCGGCCCAGAAGGCGGGTTTCCCCGCCTTCGGTGCGCAGTTCAAGGCCCCCGGTGTGAGCGCCCCAAAGCATCACGCGCCCGCCTCAAGTTGCAGGTCGGTCAGGATCTGAAGCTGCGCGGGCCGCGCAACGGTCAGATCCAGCGTGGCGAGCGCGGTCAGGCGCAGCCCGCCCGAGGCCGCATCGGCGAACGGGTCGCGGATCATGTCCACCGCACCCCATGCGCCCACGAAGATCGGTGCCACGCCACCCGCCGCCGTGGTCAAGAGCGCGGAACAGACAGCGGGCAAGCCGGTCGGAGCTGCAAGCGCGTTGTTGGTCATCGCGATGTTGGCGGCCGGAATGTTGCCGATCAGCCGATCCCATTCCGAAACCGCCGTGCCGTTGATCAGAAAGCGGTCCAGATAGTCCCAAAGCTCGGGCCGGATCAACGCCCGCACCGCGTCGGGCGAACCTGCCGCGCTGGCCGCCATGAACCGCGCCACCGCCGCGCGGAACGCGGCCCAACTCGCCAGAGCGTTCACGGCTGTCGCAGTGATGCCATAGGTCGCAGCGCCCGGAATGATGCCCAGTGGCTGCCCGTTCGCCCCGGTGCCAAGGAACACCGCCGCGTCAACCGCCGCGCCCATTGCGCCGGTCATGTCGCGCCGCACCGCCTGTTCCAGCGCATCGCCCGACTGTTTCATGGTCTTGCGGGTGATCTTCATCTGCACCCCAAGGTTATGATCGGGGGTCAGCGCGCGGTCGGTGGTGGCATAGGCAACGGCAGCGGCGACGGCGGCGGTTTCACCATCGGCCCAGCCTGCCGACACGGCGGAAGTCGTGACCGGCCATTCCACCGCGCCCGCGTCGATGCTGATCAGCTGCGCACCCATGCGGCCCGCCACCGATTCCGGGAACAGCCGGTCGATGCTCGGGCGAGTGCTGATCGGGTTTGCGGTGCCGCTGGCAACCGTTTCACCCGCGCGCTGTTCCAGCGCCGCCCACGGCACCGGCACGCCGCGATACCCGCCCTTGGCGCGCAGTTCCTGCACGATTTCGGCGGTGCGCCCGTCGAGCGTGCGGCCTTCATCGAGCGCAAGCGCCACTTGGCGAAGCTCGAAACCGGCCATCATCTCGGCCCATTCCTTACCAGAGCGGGTTTCAAGCTCGCCCTTGGCCTCGCGGCGCTCAGTATCTTCGGCAATCAGCGCGGCGCGGTAGCGGGTTTCATTGGCGCGATATTCAGCGTCCAGCGTTTCCATGCTGCGCAGCTCGTCTTGTCCGGCGTCGGTCTTGCCGACAAGACCGGCGAGTTGTTGGCGGATTTCGCTTTGCCGCCGTGCGATCTTCACAGAGTCAAGCATTCAATTCTCCTGTCATGCTCAGTTTCGGTTTCTTGCCGCCGTGCTGAAGCTCGGTGACAAAGCCCCGCCATTGCTGGCGGTCATCGGGAAGCGGCGCATGGCCGCATTCGATTCGGGTTTTCCGGGTGTGGCAGGCGGGGCAAAGCGTCTGCAAATTGCCGGGGGTATAAGAAAGCTCGGGGCGCGTGCGCACCGGCTTGATATGGTCAACTTCCAGCCGCCCGGCGCAGACGCAGGACGTGCAGCGAAAGCCGTCACGCTCCAGAATTGCCATGCGCAGAACCTTCCAGCGGGCGGTGCGCGTGACCTTCTGCGAATGCCGCTGATGCTGTTTGCGAACGCCGATCATGCCCAGATCACCCGCGCCTTGGCCTTCGGTCGGCCCGCGATCCGCGCGCCCTCGGCCACGGCCAGCACCGAAGCCGCCGCCGCGTCGATGCGCCCGGTCGAGCGCGCTTTCGCCAGTTTCAGGTTGTTGGCCGGGTCGCGCAGCGTGACCGCATCAGCGAAGGCAGACCGCAGCAACAGCGAAGGCCGCGCCCGCACCTTGCCGTCGAAGATCGCGCGACGGAATCGCTCGCAATCCTCGCCGCCGTCGCGGAAGCCCTGCCCGCGCCAGACCAGCGGCGCGCGGATGCCCGCGCGGTCAAGCGCCTCGCCAAGCTCGCTCTGCTTGTAGCGGTCCATGGTGATTGCCGCGATGCTCTCGCCTTGGACGTGCCGGACAACTTCGGCCAACCATGCCGCGACCGGCACCGTCTTGTCGCCCAGAACGGTAAGCTCGCCCCGGTCGTGCATTTCCACATAGCGCGGGCCCACCGCGTCCACCTGGCCCCGGTCGAGCAGGGAAGGCAGCGACGGGAAGGTGCCAAGGCATTCGAGCCGCCCCGATTCGGGCCAGTAAAACGCCGCCGCCGTCATGCTGGCAGAACCGCCAAGGTCGATGCCGATCACCACCTGGCCTTCGCGCGGCGGCAGCTCGGACACTTCGCAGGCAAGCCATTCGTCCACCGTCACCAGCAAGTCGCGCGTCTCGCCGCTGATCCGCTCATTGCGGTTGTAGAGCCGGAAGCTGTTGAGGCTGGAACCGCCACGCGCAATCGCCCGCCGCGCCTGCGCCTCAAGCCATTCGAGCGATGCACCAATGCCGTGATCCGCGCCGGGGTTGGCGATCATCAACGACGCGAGATCATCGGCGGGAAGGCCGGGCGAAGGCCGGTGTTCCTGCACATAGGTGCCCGGCAGTGGGTCATCGATCCACTTGGAAAATGGGTGCGTATCGTCCGCCGCCGAAGTCGAGATGATCAGCGCGCGCCCGCCGCGCTTGCCAAGTCCGCTCAGAAGCGCGGCTTCCAGCTCGTCGCCCTTGTCCGATGCCCAATGGCCGCGCTCGTCCAGAAGGCACATGGTCGGGGCAGAGCCAAGCGCAGACTTGCCATCGGCGGCGATGACGCGCAGCACATGCCCGCCGCCGTCGCCCTCATATTCGATTTCAAGGCGCGGCGCGCGGCGATAGATCAGGCGGCGCTGCACATCGAGCGGCAACGATGCTGCGAAACCGGCGACAAAATCCCAAGCAACGCGCCCTTGGTCGCGGGTCCGGGCGGCGATCAGGATTTCGCGGCGCGGCTGATCATCGAGAACGCCCACCAGGCCACCCAGGGCGATGCCCGCGCTCAGGGCGGTCTTGGCATTGCCGCGCCCGATGCTCAGAACCGCCGCCGCGATGCCATCGGCCAGCGCACCGGACACGAATTGCTTTTGAAACGGGGCAAGTCGCACCAGTTGGCCAGCACTCGGACCCTCTGGAATGTTCAACGATTCCAGAAAGTTGACGGCGATTTCTGCCGGATTCTCCGCCCCGCCCGGCGCGAAAAGGGAAAACTCAGAGCGTCGGTGTCCAGTTGAAACGGAAGTTGCGGCATTGGGACCATTTCCGAAGAGGTCGGCGGTCTTTTTCAGCTCTTGTGCTCTGATCATGTGCCGTTCCTCTTTCGTCGCTCTGCTTCCCCATCCCTGTTGGATGGTGAGGGTTGTTGTGACGGGCATAGGAAGACAGCCCTCAGCACTTGGCCGAGGCTGTCCCTATGCCCGCACGGTCGCGCCTGTTGGCCGGAGCCGGGCCGCCGCTTAGGGCCTCACTGTGCGCGCGTCCTCGCCAGCAAGTTGACCGCTACTTCCCGCACGTCGAACGCTGTGCGGCGGATCAGGCTTCGGTCTTTCGGACTGCCCTTTGCATTTGATCCGGCCCCGTGGTATGCATTCCGATGTGAGCGGCCACTGTCTGAACCCTCCCGCGCACACCGGCCCGCCGCGCCAACGGCGGGCTTTCTATTTCCGTCATCCCCTCTCGATCAACTCGCCTTCGCCACTGTCCGCGTCTGTGAACAACTCGCCCACCATCTGGTGCATGATCGACAGTTGCCGCGCCGTTGGTTTCCACCCCGGCCTTGACCGCGCCTTCTGAATGCTCAGGGCAAAGCCCCTCGCCCACCCTGACGGTGCCGCGCCGATCACCGCGCGCCAGTGGAACAGCAGGTCTTCAAGGCTGCGCTCCGTCATATCGCCACCCGCCGATACCGGGCCGCGATCCGCGCCATGTGCGGGGACATGCCGTTGCTCTTGCCATCGCCCGGCCCGCGCGCGTCGTAGAGCGCCGCCGCCTGGTCCATGATTGCGTGCAACAGATCGGGCGGCAGGTCTTCGGCCAGCGCACCAAAACCCGCCTGATATTCGATCACGATCACGCCGCAGGGCTTGGCGCCGGTGAGGCGGATAGCCGGGCGCTGGCCGGTCACCACGGCGAAGGCATCATACGCCACCCCGTCGGCCGTGACGGTCACGCTCAGCGGGTCAAGCACTGGCGCAATGGGCAGCGCCAGCGTCGATGCGCGCGGCCAGCCTTCGAGCGTCACCCGGATCGTCTGATCCAACAGCGCGATCTGCGCGTAATGTTCCAGCTCAGATGCCGCCGCCATGCCCTGGCGGATGACCTCAGCCGCGTCGTCGGGGATAATGACGCGGCAGAATTCCGCAATCTCGGCCTGGTCGAAGGGAATTTCTGGCGAGGCGGTGAGACGTTCAACGATCATGGTCAGACCTCGCCCTTTGCATAGGACAGGAAGCGCGCGCGATCTTCGGCGCTGAAGCTGCGCCAGAGCTGCATGAACAACCGTTTGCGTTGCGAAACGTGCAGCGCCGTGTTGCCAAGGGCGCGCAGGGTCGCAGTCAGCACCGCGACCAGCTCGGCAGGCGTGGCAATGCTTGCCCACCAGAGCGCATCATCTTCGGCGTCGATGAAGACCGCACCAGATGGAATACCTGCCGAAAGATCGATCAGCGCGCCGGTCATCAGCTGGCAGGCGTCGTCTGGGTGCGCCTCCGCAATCGCCTCAGCCAACGCCTCGGCCAGCTCCATGCGCACCTTCAGGTCTTCGGAACAGAGCGGGGCGAAGTCGGGACGCCCGTCAGAAGGCTTGGAACCATCGGGCGTAAGCCCTTGAAAAGTTATGTCGCGGTGTTTTGGACCTTTTTCCGCGAAGCCCCTGTTGTCGCTGAAAACCCGGACACCATCCGGGGTCACCACAGCGCCTTCAGGTTATGCGCAAGGCGGCCTTGTCAACGTCGAGCATATAGCCTTTGCGGGCGATGTTGCGCACCAGAAGTTCGGCCACAAGCTGGTTGCCGAGCGCATCGCGCAACCGCTTGATCCGGGTCGCCCCGGCTGCCTCGTCACAATCGGCGGCGTTCCGCCCCGAAATGACCGCCTCGATTTCAGCACCCGAGAGCACGTCATCATCCATCCGCGCCTCGGCAAGCACCGCCAGCGTCTCGATAGCGGCGGGCGTGAGGCTGAAGGCCATGTCGTTCAGGATCACCGCGTTCTCGGCCCGCGCGATGGTAAGGCTGCGCACCTCGATGCCAGCACGCGCGATTTCGCCCATGCGGCGGTTGAGAGAAACGATCATCACCATGAAAACCAGTGCGGCAATCAGCAGCGCTGCG